AGCCGTCACCAAAGAAGGCGAGGACCTCTACATCCCCCAAGCCTGGGAGGACGCCGCCGTCGCGTTCGCGAATGAATACATGCAACCAGTAGGAGAGAAGGATGAGTGAACGGCCAAGATTGCTCGACCTCTTTTGCGGGGCCGGTGGGGCGGCGATGGGGGAGATTGCTGGGCCTCCCGACAACCTGTACCCCGACATCAAGGGTCGTGTCGCTCGTCGGGCATTGGAGGAGAAATGACAGACCGTTCTTGGAGGATCTGGTTTGCCTGGTCCTCTCTCGGTGTTCTAGCCGGCACTGCTTCCGCTTTGTGGCTGTGGAGTTGGACTCCTGTGCCTATCGCCTGGGGATTCGCCTCGCTGATCGGCTTGGTGCTGGGCTATCGGGCCGATGTGCGGGCTCGGACGTAACTGGGATCGATGATGAGTCCGGTCAGGTTGTGCCCGTGTTGCCTGACGCCGATGAGGCCAAATGAGCAGTTCCTCCGCATGGACGGTGATGACGGCAACCCCATCGACATCCATCTGGAGTGCATCGACTCGCTGACGTTGATAGAGGACCCCGATGGTTCATAGGTGCGCTGTGTGCGCTCAGGAGGCGAAAAACCCGCTTCCCGATGGTTGGTACCAGTTGAAGCTCCATGAGCTCTCCTGGGACCGTACAAGGCTTCTCAGAGGCTCCTGGGTGCTTTGCCCGGAGTGCGGAGCGCGCTATCCCGAAGTGTTTTCAGCCAATGGATGACATCGACGAATCCCTGTTGGAGTTCATTGCTAACTATTGCGAGCGTTTCGGTTACAGCCCGAGTGCGAGGGAATGTGGGCAATGGGTCGGACTGCGCTCGAGTGCCACGATCCAACGCCGAATCGAGAAGCTGATACGCCTGGGAAAGCTCGAACGCCGGGAAAACTTCCCCAGGACTCTGAGGGTGGTCAAGTAGATGGATCACAGCCCGCCGCAGAAGATCAAGGTGGATTGTCCCTGTGGCTGCCCTGAGTTCGGGACACCGCGGGTCAAGGCCTGGCGCGACGGCTTGCATCATGTGAGGACCTGTACCTGCAAACGATGCCTAGCTCCGGGCTACAAGCGCCGAGCCAGCGCGCGTGAGCGCCAGATAGCGCGCGATATCGGTGGCCAACGCGTTGCGCTTTCGGGTCAGGGCGGCAGAGCTGACGTGGAAGGGATCGTCAACATCGAGGAAACCGCCAGTGAAGCCGTGGCGAGGGGAATCAGGCGCTGGTGGCTCAGTAAGACCATTCAGTCCAAGACAGCGGCCCTGAGCACCCTTACAAGCCGTCCCAGCGCCTTGGTGGTGGCCTGGCCTACCGCCAAAGGCGGCAATGTCAGGAAGCGCCTGGCCGTGATGACCTACGAGGATTTCGTGGCTTTGGTGCAACAAGCAGGCGGCGGTGACCTACGGCGGTAGCGGTCAAGAGGTGTTGCGTTAGCTGTCAGCTAGCGTGAGGCAGTACTGGGCAAGCGTGTGCAAGTGTCGAGCGGTGTTCAACGATCAATCGTCGTGACGATGCGTTGTACCCACCGGTGGAACGCTGCACCGGGGTAGGGCGTGACCCCCGGCTGGTGAAAGGGAACTCGGTGTTTTCATGCCCTTTCATGCCCTTTCAGCCCCTTTGGCCCACGGTTGTAAGCGTGTAAGTGACTAGTAGAAGCATCAACACGGCGCTCTCAAGCTTTCTATTTTTACAAAAAAAACCACAACAGATGAAAGCGAACCAGCAGGTGAGAGGCACTAACCCGGAGGGCAAGTCCCCCTGGGGGGACGTCGCGCAATAGGGGGGTAGGAGGGGTTCCAGGGGAACCACCCGAAAAAATTATGATCCACGTCGCCCTGGAGCACACGGCCGGGTAACCCCTCGGGCACGGTCCCTCGACGGGCAGCCCTAATGAAATCCCTGGTCGCTCTCGCTAACCGGTGGCAGGGGCGGGTCGTGTGCTTATTAGCAGGTCACCCCCGGCTCGCAGCCTCCCTGGACATGGCAGGACACCCCCGGGATGCATGAGGCCGGGGGCGCGGAGCTGCCTCCCGCCCAGAGCCACAGGCCTATACCCAGGAGAAATGGGATCACCAGGAAGATCAGTGCACCCCAAAGGACATCTCGATCTCGCACTTCGGTCCTCTCAGCCAAAGGTGAGGGTTCCTTTGTACGCCTATTTCGGGTACATTGCAAGGACCAGCCGAGGTGAGATGCGCCTGGTCCCTGAGTCGGTCCGCCGACTTGAGCGATTGCCCCCTTCGGGGGGCAATCGCCGCGTATAGCCTTTCTTTTATGCCCCCGGACCCCGGGCTGCAGAAGCGGTCCAGCAATCGAAGGAGAGCGCGGCCTAGGATTGCGCGCATGCTCCCGCCGCATCCCGTCCACTTCTGATGGGTGGGTACTTCACCGCACAAGGACTCCAGATCACCGCCGCCTCGGAGAGATCCGTTGGGGTCGGCCCTTTCGTCATCTCCTGCTCGGACGAGCCTTTCATCGCCACCTACATGCCCCCGGCCGGCGTCTCCCAGATCGGCAACCCCCCCACCGCCAACGGCTTGTGGATCATCCCGGACACTTCCAACGACGTGACCATCACCATGCTGGGGTCCTATTACAACTTCGTGGACCAGATCCAGTACGTCCCGGCTTTCGAGATCTCCAAGAACACGCCGTCCTACTTCGCCTTCCCCACGGCCGACTTCCAGACCCCCGGGCCGCCGGACCCCATCATGTACTTCTCCTGCTCGACTGCCTTCACTACGATGCTGACCTTCCAATGGACGTGAGCCGATGAGCGTTTCCTACGTGGGTGAGTTCTCCTTCGCCAACCCTCTGGGTGCCTCGGGAGCGACCGGCCCCACCGGCCCCACCGGTCCCCAGGGCGAGACCGGTGCCACCGGATCGGGCGGTCTCGGTCCCACTGGCAGTACCGGCCCGGTCGGCAACACCGGCGCAGGGACGACCGGGGCCACAGGAGCCACCGGGGCACAAGGCTCAACCGGTCCCGGGGGCGGGGCAACAGGATCAACCGGGGCCACCGGTCCTTCGGGCGGTCCCACCGGCACCACCGGGGCGACTGGATCACAAGGCTCGACTGGTCCCGTTGGCGCAGTGGGTTCTACCGGGCCGACCGGAGCGAGCGGAGCCACCGGAGCCAGCGGCCCCACCCCCACCTGGTCGAGCTACACCCCGGTCTGGAACGGGACCATCGGCACGGGCACCCTGACCGGCTCCTACGCCGTGCTCGGCAAGACCTGCTTCGTGAACATCAACCACCAGTTCGCCACACCGGGGGCCTGGCCATCGGGGCAGTGGACCTACTCGCTGCCCGTCGCCACCAGCACCCTGGCCAACCAGTTCCTGCCCTTGAGTTTCAACCAGGGCGAGGGCTCGGCCAACATCGGCCTCGCCGCCATCGGCCCCTCCTCCTCCTCCGCCCTACTCTTTGCCGTGGTGTTCACCAACTCAGGCGCCAACCCTGTCAACGTGCCTCTGCTCGAGATATCAGGCGCGGACAACAACAACGGGTCCATACTGATCCAAGGCTTCTACAACACCGCTTAGGAGAAACCATGTCCATCGCCCCAGAGTTCCCCGAGCCCGAGGCTCCGCCCACTGCTCCGGCCGAGCCCGCGGACCTCGACGTCACCAGCGTCGAAACGACCGCCGAGGCCCCCCAGGTGGAAGAGGCCCCCCCAAGTCCTGCCCCGGAGTCCGAGCCAGCATCTTCATCGCCTACTGGCGCTGACACGCCGCCTACAACGGTTCCGACACCCGACACAGCAGGCGTGACTCAGCCTCCGGGGCAGGTTCTCCAGGACATCGACAGCGTGGGGGATTCGCGCGAAGTGGCGGCCCGGGCCAACGCCGGGCTGGACACCATGGAAGGCCGGCCCCTCACCGCTGCCGCTCTGGGCCACATCCGCGAACTCGAGCAGATGGCTGCGGCCCTCGAATCCTGGATCACCTGGCTCCGGGCCAAGATCGGAGAAGTCTCCAAGTTCGCCTGACATGCAATACTTCTTGCATGACGGATTGGCTTGAGGAGATCGGCCAGAGTTACAGCACCGAGATGATGGCCAAGGAACTGCTCCTTCGGGCGGTCCGCGGCGCCCGGTCCGAGGGCGTCTGTTGGCAGGACATCGCTGACGCCATGGGCATCAGTCGCCAGGGCGCGTCCCAGCGGTTCAAGGATCTGGTCGATGCATGACCTCGATCCTCTTAGCCTGCCTGTGCCTGGTCCTGACGGTCGCCTGCATCTACCTCGTCCTGACAAAGAACCCTACGTCGACGACTCCTTCCCCGACTCCGTCTACGACGCCGACCCCGACTTCGGAAAGCTCGGTCGTGACCTTGATGACGATGATGAGGGAGATGAGCGAGACCCAGATGAGAGAGACGAGGGAACTGGTCCTCTCGTTGATCCAAGGCCCTCCGATCCCGACGAGCTCGTCGAGGGAGCCCGACTCGCGCTTCAGCGAGATGCCCGTGACATACGACTACGACTCAACGCCACTGAGCGCCGGAATCGAGGGGGTGATCGACCGCGAGGAACAGGAAAGCGAACTCGCGCTTTCGCTGAGGGAGCGCGCCGCCTTGGTGGAGCGCCAGAGATTGCTCCAGGCCCAGCAGATCGAGATGGAGATGCAGAACGCGAGCCCGGGGCCGTGGAACGGCCAAGACCCGACGTAGTCCTCCAGGCCACGCCCTACTCGGTCTCCTCGCTGAAGTCCGGCGGGGTGAGCCTGGTGTTCCATGTGGGCTTCGACGACATCGACGCCGGGCTCGAGATGCACAAGCACCTGAACCGGCCCTTCCGTCTGGAGCTTTTCAAGTGAGGCGGCGCGCCGATGTCTGAGTTGATTATCGATCAACGGATTTGCGGTAAGTGCGGCCACCCAGCCGTGGCGCATGAAATGGCGGAGATTCGTTACAACACTGATCCATCAGATTGCAAAGCGTGGGTGTCCATTCAGTCGCTGATCGGCTGGGACTCCTGGCCGTGTTGGTGTGATGGGTTTGCCCCATGACCGGGGACGAACTCGAGTTCATCGTGGAGCGCCTGTTGGAAGAAGGCGTGCCCCCGGGCGTGCTGTCCCAGGTCTTCGACGTGGACCCCGACGTGATGAAGGAGGTCCAGTCCAGCATCAGGGTGTCGAAGTACGGGACCGACGACATGTCCGAATACCTCGAACAACTTCAGTGGAAGACGGTGGACGAGATGATGAACCTGATGGCCACCGGTTCCTCGGCCGAGAAGATCCGTTTGGCCTCCACCGTGCTCGGTCGACAGATGGTGGCGGCCGCCAAGCGCACGCCTGCGGACCAGCGTGACCAGCGTGACGCCCTGCTCGACGCCCTGGCCGATATGCGCCAAGGCGGCAACGGCCATGTGCCCGAACCCTCCGCCTTCATCGCAAAGCTCGATGCCTAACCTCGACCTCTGGCCCTTGCTGGAGCAGCTGACCATCAAGACCAAGACGGCCGAGATCAAGAAGCTTCGCCGCGACGACCCCTTCGCCTGGGCACAGCGCGAGTTCGTGAGCGAGATCGAGCGTCAGTACAACCAGGGCCTCCCCGTCCGCATCGTGGTTCTCAAAGGCCGCCAGTTGGGTCTCTCCACTTTGACCGAGGCCGTCCTTTTCATCTGGTGCTTCCTGCATCCAGGAACAAACGCCATGGTCCTCTCCAAAGAGCAGAACGACTCGGAGTACCTGGCCTCGATGACCAAGCGGTACTGGGAACAAGGACCTTTCATGGGCCTGTTCCCCACCAAGTACAACCGCCTGGATTACATGGAGTGGGACGGCATCAACTCCTCCATCCTGATCGACACGGCCAAGAAAGCCGATGTGGGCCGTGGCAGAACGATCCAGGCCGCCCACTGCTCGGAGGTGGCGTTCTGGGACAACGCGGACGAGATCACGGCCTCGCTCGGTGAAGCCATCCCCTACCAGCACGGCACCATCGTGATCTACGAGTCCACGGCCAACGGCGTGGGTGGCATGTTCCACGACGAGTGGATGAAGGCCATCGACCCCGAGGACGACAAGTCGGTCTTCACCCCCATGTTCTTCCCCTGGTGGGAGCATGAGGAGTACGCGGTGGCCAAGACCCACTTGAAGTACGGGGATCTGGACGAGGAGGAGCGCGACCTGCTTTCCACCTACCCCAAGCTCACCATGGGCAAACTGGCTTGGCGCCGGCGCAAGCTCACCACCTACGCCAACCCTGAGAAGTTCAAAGAGGAATACCCGATGTGCCCCGAGGAGGCGTTCCTTTCCACCGGGAGCAACGTCTTCCCCCTCACCAAACTGGCCGCCTGCTACGACCCGAGCGCCGAGGTGGAGCAGGGCTATCTCTACCAGGACGGGGCCAAACTGGAATGGGTGGACGATCCCAACGGCCACACCTGGGTCTACAAGCGCCCGGACCCCCGGCTCCTGCGCCGCTACGTCGTCGCCTGCGACCCGACCTGGACGGTGGAAGGCGACCCGGCCTGCATCCAGGTCATGGACCGGGCCTCGATGGAACAGGTGGCGGTCTGGCATGGCTCCGCAGACCCCGAGTGGGTGGGCGCCATCGCCCTCGCCATGGCGCGCTGGTACGGCCCCAGCACGATCCTCAACACCGAGGTCCAAGGCGGGGGCAAGGCGGTCATGCGGATCTGGCGCGAGGCCCACTGGCCCAACATCTGGTTGGATCGCCGCACGGACCGCATCCGCCAGGTCATGCAGGCCTACGGCTGGCAGTCCACCTACGAGCAGAAGAAGCTGCTCCTCGCCACCATGCAGGGGGTGATGCACCGCAAGACCCTCTTAATCCATCACCCGGCGACCTACTATGAACTGACCCACTACATCAACAACGAGGACGGCACCTATGGCCCGGCGCGCCGCAGCGGCCACGACGACACGGTCATCAGCCTGGGCATCGCCATCATGACCTGTGTGACCGAGATCGAGACGCTGGACTACACGGCCATGGCCGCCCCACCCCCGCTCTACATCCCGGGCCAGACCCCACCGCACATCGCGGACATGGGACGGACGGTGGAACCAATGGACCTGACCCGCTTCGCCATGGCCAATCAGCGCTTCGAGGGCGAGGAATGGATGGGGATCGAGGAGACGTATTAGATGGAGTTCGCCTACAACTGCCCCGCCTGTGGGAACTTCGAGTCCGAGATCGCCCTGGACTCGGTCATGTGCCGCTGTGGCAAGGCGGCCAAGCGCCGGTTCCTGATCGCCATCAACAAGACCTCCCTCAAGCACACCGGCCGCTGGGACCCCGTCGTCGGTGAGTACGTCCGCAACGACCGTGAGTTCAAGACCTTGCTCGGCCAAGGCCAGGACGCCCAGGCGCAGAAGCTCAACATGGACGTGAAGCTGGCCACCTGCGATCCGAGGGACAAAGACGCCATGAGCGAGTTGCACGGGTGGAGCAAAGAGGCCCGGGCCGCTGATGTCGAGCGCAGCCCAAAGGCCCCGACATGACGATTACCCAAGTCGAGCCACCGCCCAACGACTACGCCGAGGAGGACATGATCCAGGCCCTTCGGGACCTGTACGAATCGGCCAAGCAGTCCAAGGGCCAGATGACAAACGAGTGGAAGCGGAACTACCGCATGACCATGAACCGCGCCGCGCCGGCGGTTCCTTCCGCTCCGGGTACTCGAGCCAACGAGATCTACCCCACTGTCGACGCCCGGGTCGGTTGGATGACCGACCAGGAGATCCAGTTCTCCATGACCCCGGCCGCCGACCCCTTCTCGCCCTACTACGCCACCAACGACGTTCTCTGCCAACACTTGGAGCAGGTTTTGAACTCGGTCTATAAGACCGATGGCTGGTACGCCGAGATCGTCAAGATGTTCTGGGACGCGGCCATGTACGGCGCGGGGTTCTTGAAGTGCGTGTGGGACGCCGGGCTGGTGGACGGCATGGGCAACGTGGCTATGAAGCACGTCTCGCCCTGGTGCCTCTACGTGGACCCCTACGCCTCGAACCTCGACGACGCCCAGTACATCATCGAGGTCCACACCATGACTCCGGCCGAGATCGAGCGGCGGTTCCCCTCCACCGAGGACTCGATTGTGGGGGAAGTCTCGACCACCGGCGACAAGGACTCGGACCACGTCCCGCCCAGTCAGACCTACCAGGCGGGCAAGCAACTCCTGGACTACCGCTCCAACATCATGCTCCCGGTCAATGCGGGCCAGGGGGCAACGACCTGGGGCAGGCAAGGCCAGGCCAAGTACCACACGATGGCCAACATGAAGGCGGTCAATGTCTATGAGTGCTGGATCAGAGAGAACGACGAAGAATGGGTCGAATCCTCGGACCCATCTGTCGGCACGCAACGAGTCATTGTCGACAGATGGCGAGTCGTCGTCTTCGCCTCCAACCGAATCCTCCTCGACGAAACCGCCGAAAACCTGTTCCACGATGATCGTCATCCGTATGTCCGATACGTGGATGTCGAGACGGGAGAGTTCTGGGGATCGCCCCTGCTCCGAGACCTCGCCCCCTGCCAGCAAGCCCTGAACACGTTGCTGGCCATGGGCCAGAACAACATCGTCTACACGGGCAACCCCATCATGATCGGGGTCAAGGGATCAGGCGTGGAGCGGGCCACCTTCTTCTCCCGCCCGGGCATGGTCTACGACGTCAACGCCTCGCCGCAGAACGCCAACACCAAACCCGCCTGGCTGCCCCCGCCCAACCTCCCGCCAGCCCTGATGGAGTTCGTCATGTTCTGGCGCGACGAGATGGAACGGATCGCTGGCCTGTCGAGCACGCAGCGGGGAGAAGTCCCGAGCGGCCGGGCCACCGACAAGCAAGTGCAATCCGGCCAGGAGGCCGGGTTCATCCGCATCCGCTCCAGCCAGCGGAACTTCGAGTTGACGCTCCGCAAGGCGGGCGAACTGCTGGCCAACCTGATCGTCATCAACTACGACGTGCCCCGCTTCGTGGCCGTGGTGGGCGACGAGGGCGAGATGTCGGCCATTCGCCTAGCCGCCCAGCACTTCTACGGCCCCACCCTCGAGCAGAACGGTGACGTCACCTTCGCTCCGTTGCGCTTCACGGTTACGGTCAACGCTGGATCGGCCAAGCCCACCAGCCGCGCCGCCAGAATCCAAGAGGCCAACATGCTCAAGCAGATGAACGTGGTGGACGACCAGTTCGTGCTCCAGTCCTACCGCGTCTCACACTGGCAGGACGTCTTGAAGCGTAAGCAGCAACAGCAACAGATGGAGGCCCAGATCCTCCAGATGCAGCAGCAGAACAAGAGACAAGCCTCACCCAAAGGACCCAAGTAAGGTGGACCCATGAGAGAAGCCCGACCGCACACGTCCAACATGACCCACAACATGTCCACGACCAACCGGGGCAAGATCATCGACTCCTCGCAACGGGGTACCCGTGCCTGGTCGCCTGGCAACGTGGGCCTGAACGGGGCCAACATCATCGAGGAGCCCGCCGACTTCGTGGTGGGCAGCCAGGGTGAGACCGGGATCATGGACCAGTTGGCGGCCACCTATTACCCCGACTGCTTCACCGGGGCAGCCAGCGAGGGCTAGTTGCCTTTCAAGTCCGAAAAGCAACGGCGATTCCTTTGGAGCCAGCACCCGAAGATCGCGGAGGCATGGGCTCACGGGAAGTCCTCGGTCACCGGCGCAAAGGAATCACCCAGCCAACAAGGCAAGCGCAAATCCTCCGCGCGTGGTAAAAAGAGATCTAGGAGATCCACTAGTCGAAAGGGGAGGTGATCCACGTATGAACCAGCTTTTGACCCGCGAGAGGGGCAAGCGCCACGGTGGCCGGAAGCACGGCCGCAAGGGCCGCTAGGTCACCTCGCCACAGCGACAGTCCGTGAGACCGGAGGGTTATACCTCCGGTCTCGTCGCGTCTGGTGATATCTTCGACACAAGGAGGTAACACTCATGGCAGATCAGAATCAGGTTCGTCCCAACTACGGCCCCGAGCCCAAGGGCAAGGCCAACATCATGCGGATGGGCCAGACCGAAGTGAAGGCCTGGGGCGAGGACCCGAGCGCAGCCGGGCACATTCCGCCGGTCTCGGAGAACCCGAACCTCGGCCGCTCCGTCTAGATGGCCAAAGGCTCCGTCCCCACCACCTTTGCGGAGGGGATGTCCAACGTCGTTTCGGCGTTGTCGATGACAATGATGGCGCCAGATGCCGGGCCGAAGATGAAGCTGCTCCAGCAGATGCTTCAGGCCGCGGTCGGTGCAACCATGCCGCAGGGTCAGGGCGGTGGGCAGCCCGGTGGTGGGGGCACCAATCTTGGGCAACTCCAGGGTGCTGGTGGTCAACCGCCTTCCGCTGGCCCTGGAGGCCCACCGTCGGGTGCGTCCCAGACCGGAGCCTCCGCTGACGACATCCGCCGCATGATGATGCAGCAGCAAGGGAGTCCGTCCTAGTGCCCTCCATTCGCGATCTGTTCTCCCTCGACGTCGATGACCCAGGCGCCAATGAGGAGGAGTTCGACCTCCAGGGCTTCATGGCCGAGGCCGACAAGTTGATTTCGTCCACAGCGGAACGCACGATGCCCCCGGGCCTCGCCGCTCAAGATCCTCCCACCGATCCATCGAGGGAGGATGGTGGAGAACCCTCACCCGTGGAACCTGCCCCTGGTGCAGAAGCCACACCGGATGAGGGTGGGGAACCGGCGCCAGCTGGGGCAGGGCAAGCTCTCCCGCTCCCAGCCCCGGCTGACCCGGTACTCGAAATGCTCCGCGGCCAGTTGGCCGATCCGATCAAGGCAGCCCGGATCTTCAAGGCGCTCAACGAGGAACCCGCACCCGCTGCCCCCGCCCAACTTCCCGAGGACATCGACCCTTCTAGCTTCGAGGCCCAGCTTTGGCGCCAGCAGCAGGAGATCCAGGGATCGCTCCGGGAGTTGGCAACCTCGACCAAGCAACAGCGCGAGGCCTTCGAGAAGCAGCAGGCCTCGGTCTCGGCAGACGCCGCGGGGCGCGCCTTCTCCGCCCGCTACGACGGCAAGCTCGAACCGGCCGACGTGATGGCAATCGCCCAGAGTGCAGGAGCCAAGGGCACCCCCGCCGCCTACGCCCAACTTCCCTCCTATCAGGGCAACCTCCAAGGTGCCTTCGACGCCGCTCTGGAGGCCGAACTCTGGGGCAATCCGGCCATGCGGGCCAAGGTCATGGATGAACCGGCGCCGGCTCCTGTCGCGCAGACCGGCGAGTCCATCACTCGCAAACGCAAGTTGGGCGCGCTATCGTCTGGCGCGTCCCCCGTATCTGGGGCAGGAAGGGCTCGCAAACCCCTCGAAACCCGAGCCGATGGAAGATTCACCGGGGAGTCGAAAGAACTCCTGGTGAAAGACCTCGCAGGCAAGCTGTCGAGAGGAAACGAGGGGTAATAAATGGCAGTCACTCCGATTGGTGTAGACACCATCACCTCGATCTCGAGGCGCATCATCCGGGAGGAAGCAACCGACGTCTTCTATCTCGGCAGCCCCTTCACTTGGCGGCTGTTCCAGATGAACAAGGTCGTTCGCCGGGGTGGTACCCAGATCGAGTCCCGCTTCATCTACCAGCCCTGGGCAACCGGCGGCGCCTTCTATGGCCCCGAGATCCTGAACGTTGAGCCGAGCGATACCGAGATCTCCGGCGCCTGGCAGTGGAAGGAGTACTACTCCAACGTCACGCTGGACCAGCGTTCGCTGATCCGGGCCGACTCGGAGTACGCGGTGGCCAACTACGTGGTGGAGCAGTGCGAACTGGCCAAGATGGACATGCGCGACAAGATCGCCTACGGCATCTGGTCTGACGGCACCAACTACAAGGCCATCGACGGCCTGTACGAGGTGGTGGACACGGGCGTCTACGCCCCCACCTACGCCGGGCTGTCTCGGTCCAGTTATCCATTCCTCAAGTGCCAGGTGGACTCGACTACCACCACGCTCTCCATGTCGGCCCTGAACAGCCTCTGGGACCTATGTACCAAGGGCGCCCGCGCTCCCACGATCACGGTCTCGACCCGGGCCAACCTGACCCGCTTCGAGAACCTGCTCCAGGCCCAGGTCCAGTACACCCAGCCGACAGCGGTGGTGGACCAGACCTTCGCCTCCGGCGGCTTCTCCGGCGGCTGGTATCGCAACCAGCCCTGGATGGTGGACGAGCACATCAACCCGACCGGGACCGAAGGTCTCCTGTTCTTCTTCAACGAGAGTTACTTCGAACTCTGCGTGAACCAGAACGGCGACTTCGAGGTGGGCGACTTCCAGCAGCCCACCAACCAGTTCGTGATCACGTCCCTGATCTACTTCGCAGGGAACCTGATCAACACCAACCCGCAGGTGAACGGCAAGTTCACTGCCCTGACCGGCTAAGGGGAACAGATGCCGCTGACCAACAGCTACAACGCCACGGCCACCTCCAACGAGCAGCCGGAATATCAGAACCTCTGGGAGCCATCGGGGATTCTGACGACCTCGTCGAACCAGACCTCGGCCTTCACTACTGGTGCGGCCCTCATGTACACCAACGCCGGCATCGGGGCCAACCCCGGGCCTGGTGGGGATGCCGGATCTGGAACGGCCTACACCGTCCAGACGGTGGACATCGCGGCCACGACCTCGACGCTGTGGTTCGCGGGCATCCTGCTCGGGGTCGGTGCTCTGGGTCAGGCCCTCTCGACGACCGAGTTCCCGGGCACCGTCACCTCCAACGGGTCCACCATCGGTGGCCAGCAGTTGATGGTGGGCAAGAAGGGGATCACCCAGGCATTGTTCGACTCGACGACCACGGTGGGACATACCTTCATCGTGTCCACCACGGTCGCCGGCGCTTTCCACGACACCGCTGGCACGGCGATCACCTACGGCACCACGGTCGGCGTCATCCTCCAGGCCGTCACCATCTCCTCGGGTACTGCCCTTGTTTGGGTCAAGTACAACGCCTGGTAATGGCCCAGCCCAAGGCAAGCGGTCTTCATGGCCATCTGGACGGTCTGCTCAAGACATTCAGCGGCCAGTCCTCCCTGACCTCCTACGCGCCCTACGGGCCGCCCGAGACCCTGGGC